CCTTTGAGGATGCCAACTACCACAGTTTTAACGAGGTATTTTATGCCGCATGGATGGAGTATCAGAAGGAGTTGGAAGATGGCTAAAAAACTAGAGAACATGACAACAGATGAACGTATTGCTTATTGGGAAAGTGAGCGTGAGAAAGCACGTATCCAACGTAGAAACAGGATAGCCAAGCTATCTATGGATCAACGTGCGGCTGTTATTGACGTAAATAAATTATTAGACAAGGTGCTTGATGTTGCCTTGTATCCCGACATGGGTGGCATCAGGATGGTGTCTGCCTTTGATCTACAAGAACTGTATGACGCAATGGACACACTGCAATTCCAGTTCAATCTTAGAGATTGACATCTTATATAATAAGGAGTATAACTATGGACTTGTTACTATGGATTAGTATCCTACCACTATTAATAATATTTGTACTGTAAAAAGGAGAAATAGTATGTTTGAATATATCCCTGAGAATTTAGACTTTGACATAACCTTTGAGCCTACTCGTGTAGCTGACAAACAGTATGTCATCAACAATAATACTTGTGAACCTATTGCTATAGTTGGCAAAGACTTTCCTAAGGGGGCTAGGTCACATGGTGATTTTTATCGTGACATCATAGGGAGAGTGACAGACAATCTTTCTTCACATGAGATAGAGGGGGCTAGTATTGTATGGCGTGATGCTCACAACAATGGATGGGCTATGATGGACATGACCTTGCCTAACATGAAACATACCATTGTTACACCAAAACATGAGACAGAGATTGCACAACGCATCATTGCACTGCATGGTGTGGATGGTACGTGTTCTAACACGGTACTGTTTGGTGCTATTGATTTCTTCTGCACCAATGGCATGATACGTGGTGAGCATGACAAGGTGAGGCGTAAGAACACTAGCGGTTTTAACCTTGATAGATTTGGTCAACAAGTACAAAAATCTAATAACGATTTTAAGAATTACCATGAGCAAATACAACGATGGGCTAACAAGTCTCTGTATGTAGGAGATGTCAAAGCTATGCTTGAATCGCTTGACAAAGGCAAGGCTGATGGATTGTTTAAGTTGTACAATCAAGAGGCTGGTGTGCGTGGTAACAATGGCTTTGCGCTGTACTCTGCTTTCACAAACTATGCAAGCTATGCTGATGAACGTAATGGTTTCAAGCTACGTAATACTGGTAAAGACACTGCCGCTAAGAATATGTGGGAGCGTGAAGAAAAGGTAACACGTTGGATTGAAAGCAAGCAATTCAAGGAGTTGTTAGCAGCATGAAGACTGTAAAACATCTTGTGGATAAGTACTACAATTCCAATGATTTCAAGATGTTACGAAGCAGAACTAAGAAAGACTATAAATACTTTCTTGGTATCATGCTGGATGACTTTGGCTCTGTGAAATTTTGTGAACTCACAAGTAAGCAAGCCAAACATGCATATGAAGCATGGGTTGGGCGGGGCATCAGTCTCGCCAACCATGTCTGCACTGTGTCATCTATTCTGTTTCGTTATGCTATTGACATGGAGTATGCTACCGTCAACCCCTTTGCCAGTGTCAGGCGTAAAACACCACCACAACGTAAGGTTGTGTGGACAGAAGATGATGTCCGTCAATTTCTTGACACTGCCTATGGTGAGTTTCAGTGGCGAAGCATTGGCTTGATAGTACACATGGCATATGATTGGTGCCAGCGACTAGGTGACATGCGCCTATTGACATGGGATAATGTTGACTTGGAAGAACGCAAGCTATATCTTGAGCAGTCTAAGCGTAGGGCAGAGGTAACTTTACCTATAGAAGATGACTTGCTTGAGATGCTGACCCAACAGGAGCAGGACTTTGGCTTTCAACAGTACGTTGTTCCTCGTACAACGCCCGTACAGGGGCAGTACCATCCATATAGTATGGAGAGACTGTCCAAAGCTGGAAGGGCTGTCATGCGTGAAGCTAGGCTGTCTGAAGAATTGCGGCTAATGGACTTACGTAGGACAGGTACAACACAAATGGTAGAGGCAGGTGTGTCTATGGGACAAATCATGTCGGTTACTGGACATAGTAATCCACAGTCTGTAAAACCTTACATGAAAAATACGTATGCCTCTGCAAATAATGCATTGACAACTCGTAAATCACATGGTAAAAGCACTTAACTGCCGCAGAGAAAGTGATATAGTTATGAATATATATGATATAGTAAGTGATTTAGATATACCTAATGGTCACACAAAGAGAATGGCTTGCCCTAATTGTGGGCAGCGCACATTCACAGTGACTAACAATATGGGTAGCCTACTATGGAACTGCTATCGTATGTCTTGTGGTGTCAAGGGTGGAACACGTGTTCACATGACTATAAATGACATACGTTCTGGCTTGGGTAATGCCCAAGAGTTTGCAAAGGCTACACCATTTGAGTTACCTACGTACATCATACCCCATCGTGACAATCTGTACATGAATAGGTGGTGTGATACATGGGGATTAGATATAAAGGAATTAGGTTTGATGTATGATGTGAAGGAGAGCCGTGTGGTATTCCCTATCATGCACGAAGGTAAGATGGTAGATGGTACAGGCAGATCATTGTCTGCACATCGTCTGCCTAAATGGAAACGATATGGAAAAAGTGGCTTGCCTTATACCGTAGGGTGTGGTAAAGTCGCAGTAGTTGTTGAGGACTGTGTGAGTGCAGCCGTGGTTGGTGGCAAATCCTTTGTCGGGGTTGCGATACTTGGTACATCTCTACAAGAGTCGCATAAAGGGTATCTCTCGCAGTTCTCAACAGCCGTTATAGCATTAGACCCCGATGCATTACCAAAGACTTTGCTGATGGCAAAGGAACTAAGAGGATACGTAAACGATGTTCGTGTCCTTAGACTGACAGATGACTTGAAATATCGTAACCCCGAAGATATGGAGAAGCTAAATGGAATTATCACTGATTAGAAGTTTAATGGATAAGGATTTTTACGATAACCACCGTGGTTCTAAATGTCCTGACCGTTTGTTTTGTAGTGACGTACGCAAGATTAAAAAGGCTATCGACACAGCTATGGACAGATATGAGCGTACCGTGATGCCAGATGAGATTGAGGCATTGTTCATGTCTAACAATCCTACCTTGACTACGGCACAGAAAGCCTCATACACTAGTCTCTTTGGGCAGATCAAAAGAGAGCAGCCTTTGGGTAGTGATGTAGCACAAGAGGTGTTATCTAAACTGTTCCAGCAGGTTATTGGAGAAGACGTAGCCAATATCGGTTTCGATATGGTCAACGGTGATGCTACCACACTGGAAGCATTGCGTAATTTACTTGAGCAATATGGTGATGACTTTATACCCAATATGAATATTGAGTGGGAAGACATTAGCATAGAAAGCATCATGGCGGCGGCTGACTTAGAAGCTAAATGGAAGTTCAACATCCCCTCTGTTGTACGTAAGCTAGAGGGTGTGTCTGGTGGACACCTTATCGAAGTAGGGGCAAGACCCAACGTAGGTAAGACATCCTTCCACGCCAGCTTGATAGCTGCACCGGGTGGCTTTGCACATCAAGGTGCGCAGTGCATCATCCTATGTAACGAGGAGTCTGGTTTGCGTGTAGCTGAACGCTATCTCAATGCTGCGTCAGGTATGTCACGTTATGAAATACGTGATGAGTTTGCCAAGGCATCTGCCAAGTACTATCCTATATCACAAAACATCAAGATAAAGGAATGTCAGGGCAGAGATATGGCATGGGTAGAGTCTATATGTAAGTCATACAAGCCTGATGTGCTAGTACTTGACATGGGTGACAAATTTAATGCTGGTGGCAACTATGCCAGACCTGATGAAGCACTCAAGGCTTGCGCTATCTATGCTAGACAGATTGCCAAGACCTACGACTGTGCCGTGTTCTATATGTCACAGCTTTCTGCAGATGCAGAGGGACGTGCGCAATTGAACCAGAGCATGATGGAAGGTAGCCGTACAGGTAAGGCAGCAGAGGCTGACCTTATGCTGCTGATAGGCAAGTCACCATCTGTAGAGGGACAGGAAGAAGAAAGCCCACTACGCCACATTAACGTAGTCAAGAACAAACTGAATGGCTGGCATGGCATGGTGAACTGTGAACTGAACTACTTGACAGCGAGGTATGAGGGATGAGGAAGAAATTTAATGAAGCCCTACATGGCAAGCATGACAAGCCTGCACGTGTACGCACTATAGAGTATATGCAGATACGAGGATATGAAATATGGGAGAACCCAGATACATATGGGCAAGACTTGATTGCTCAAGGTAGTAAGGGTAAGTTCTATGTAGAGTGTGAAGTCAAGACTGTTTGGAGTGGTGCGGTGTTTCCCTATGACACATTGCAACTACCGGAACGTAAGTCAAAGTTCTTCAATGCACCTACATTGTTCTTTGTGTGGAATAAAGAGTTATCTAATGCCCTCATGTTTAAGTCTGAGGATGTTAAAGACTTGACACCAGTGGAAGTATCGAATAAGTATATAGCTTCTGGTGAAATGTTCTACCAGATTCCACTAACCCTGACAGGAAAAGTAAGGATGGATAAATATGAAACTAACACTTGATGTAGAAAATACGGTAACGCACCGTGGTGGTAAGATGCACCTAGACCCCTTTGAGCCAGAGAACTCGCTGACTATGGTGGGTATACTTACTGACCAAGGTGTTGAGCAGCACTTCCCTTTTGACCATGACGAGCATCTAAGTAAGCGTGATTATAGTGACCGTGTGCAGTGGTATCTTGACCAAGCTACCGTACTAATCTGTCACAATGTAGCACATGATCTGCTATGGCTATGGGAGTCGGGGTTCAAGTACGATGGTGCTGTGTTTGATACTATGCTTGTAGAATATGTATTGCAACGTGGCATCAAAGAACCTCTATCACTAGAGGCATGTGCAGAACGCTATGAGTTGGATACGAAGAAGCAGGATACCTTGAAGGAGTACTTTAAGAAGGGATATAGTACACGTGATATTCCGCTAGATGAACTGACTGAGTATCTATCTGCTGACCTTCATGCTACACAGCAGCTTGCAGATAGGTTATGGCGTAGGCTAAACACTACTGAAGATGCAGGTTTACTGTCTACAGTACGGCTGACTAACCGTGTGGCTAAGTGTCTGACTAAAATATATCAGACAGGCTTTGCCGTTGACTTGTCTAAGCTAGACGAAGTGCGTGATGAGTTTGAGAATGAGAAGCGTCAACTAACAGATGACTTACAAGCTCATGTGCGTAAGCTCATGGGTGACACACCTATCAATCTCAACAGCCCAGAGCAATTGTCTTGGGTTATCTATAGCCGCAAGGTTACAGACAAACAGTACTGGGGTAATGCTATTGAACCCTACATGCCAGATGCAGACTTTCGCAGTTTGATTGCTGGTGGCACAGAAAAAATATACAAAACCATAGCACAGCAGTGTCGTGCCTGTACTGGTACAGGATACACTAGAAAGGTAAAGAAAAATGGTGAACCGTTTGCGAAACCTAATAGGTGCAGCACTTGTAATACTGCTGGTTTTACTTTCTCACCTACCAGTGAGATGGCTGGCCTCAAGTTCAAGCCCCCTACACCCAAGTGGGCAAGCGCAAACGGCTTCAGTACCAGCAAGCAGAACCTAGAGCTACTAGAGTCTGCTGCCAAGCAGCGTGGCATGACTGACGCTGTAGACTTCTTATACAAAGTACGCAGGCTTAGTGCAGTTGATACATACCTGTCGTCCTTTGTTGAGGGTATCAGTACACATACCAAGCAAGATGGCAAGCTGCATGTGCGTTTGTTACAGCATCGCACAGCTACGGGTCGCTTCTCTGGTGCTGATCCTAATATGCAGAACATGCCACGTGGCGGTACGTTCCCTGTAAAGAAAGTATTTGTGTCACGATTTGATGGCGGTAAGGTTATGGAAGCTGACTTTGCACAGTTGGAGTTTCGCACTGCCGCTTACCTATCACAAGACGAGGTTGCAATTGAAGAAGTATCTACTGGATTTGATGTACACGCATACACCGCTAAAGTTATTAGTGAAGCTGGTCAGCCTACGAATAGACAGGATGCAAAAGCACACACATTTGCGCCCCTTTACGGGGCAACGGGATTTGGAAGAACAAAAGCCGAAGCCGCCTACTACGAACACTTCAACGAAAAATACAAAGGGGTCGCAGATTGGCACTCCCGACTGGCTAAAGAGGCTTTAACTACATCTAAAATAGTTGCACCATCAGGACGTGAGTATTCTTTTCCTGATGTTGAAAGACGGGCTAGTGGTAGAGTGTCTCATTTTACACAGATAAAGAACTACCCCGTACAGGGATTTGCTACAGGAGATATTGTACCACTGTGTTTATTGCATATAGAATACCTTTTGCGAGGTAAAAATTCTTGCATAGTAAATACAGTTCACGACAGTATTGTAATTGACGTTCATCCTGATGAAGAAACTGAGGTAATCAGTATAATAGAAGACACTAACGAGGAACTAATTAATATAATCAATACGAGATGGGCAATAAATTTTAATGTTCCGCTACTTTTAGAAGCAAAAATAGGTCCGAATTGGCTTGACACTAAAGACGTGGCGTGATATAACTATGGCTTATTCGCAGAAAACAAAGGAGAAATGTATGACACAATTAATGACAATAGACACAAACAATTATGCAGCTATGGCAAAGGCTATGGGTACTTCAAATGAGACTACAGGATCGTCTAAGTCTAGTCAGTTAGCCAGACTACGCATTCATCACTCACCTATCATGGGTACTGCTGAAGTTAACGGAAAGAATGTTAACGTAGAAGTAATTGAGGGTGGAGCATACAAGCTAGAGATTCCAGATGGCCCGACTTACTATGCCTCTGGTATTAAGATGCGTCCATTCCTACAACGCTTCATGTATAAGCGTTACGTTATGGGTGATGCTAAATCTCCCAATCGTTTCATCAAGAGTTTGATGACAGATGACAGTAAGATGGAATCTGATCTGAAGGATAACGATGGCGGCTTTAACTGTGGTAAACCCGCAGGTTACATCAAAGACTTCAAGGCTTTGCCTGAGAAGATGCAGGAGTTAATTAAGCAGATCAAACGTGTACGTGTTGTACAGGGTGTTGTCGAGTTAATTAATCCTACAGACGATAAAGGAGAGAAAGTAGATGTGGAGCCTACCCCATTTATTTGGGAGATTGATAACCGTGATGCTTTCAAGGAGATTGGAAACAGCTTTGCTTCACTGGCTAAGATGCAGAGGTTGCCGCCTCAACACATCATTACTGCTAATACAGCAGAACGCAAGATACCAACTGGTGCATCGTACTACGTGCCTGTGGCATCACTTGATGTATCCAATACTATTGATCTGACTGAAGAAGATCAGGTTTTGTTTGGAGACTTCATGGCGTGGATTGACAACTACAATAGTTACATCATCAACCAGTGGGCAGAGAAAGCTAACTCACGTATGGAAGAGGATGACATTGACGTAGTTGATGGTCTGGTGGACATTGAGTTAGACGATGAGGATGCAGCTTAATGAACCATCCTGCTGAACTAGCATTGCATCAATACATGGAGAATGCTGTCAAAGGTGACAGCACTATCTCTGACGATACCATTCAGCAAGTAGCTAATGATGTTGCTGATGCAATGCGTAGACAGTTTGGCAGTGGTAAAAAGAGGGACGATTTCAGATTACGAATGTCTAATGTGGGTCGTCCCACTTGCCAACTCTGGTATGAGAAGAATAAACCAGAAGCGGCAATACCATTTCCAAATACATTTATGATGAACATGATGCTTGGAGACATCGTTGAAGCTGTCTTCAAGGGAGTGCTTAAAGAGGCGGGGATTAAATATGAAGATAGTAAAAAGGTTAGCCTTGATTGTGGGGACACTACTGTTAATGGCTCATATGATATTGTCATTAACGATGCTGTCGATGATATTAAATCAGCTTCAGACTGGTCATATAGAAACAAATTTGAATCCTATGATACTCTTGCCAGTGGGGATGGATTCGGGTATATAGGACAGTTAGCTGGCTATGCTAAAGCCTCTGGTAAAAAGGTCGGTGGTTGGTGGGTAGTCAATAAAGCTAATGGTGCATTTAAGTATATACCCGCTACAGGTCTTGACCTTGATGCAGAGGTTAAGAAAATTAATGATACAGTAAAAACAGTAGAGGAGAATAAATTTGAAAGGTGTTTTCAACCAGTACCAGAGAAGTTTAGAGGTAAGGAGACAGGTAATCAAGTACTTAACGATGGGTGTAGGTTTTG